CTTTCTAAGAAGGCTGCTCAGAGTAGAGATGTTCAAGCATTCTCTATTTTCAGGCAAGCATTTGGAGCTACTCCAGTTTATGGTGATGGTAAGAATCTTATTTCAGTCGCACACCCAAGAAAAGATGGTGGGGCTGCACAGAGAAATACCTTCATTGATGGTGTTCAGAGAGCACTTTCTTATGACAACCTCAAATTACTTGAGGATGTACTAATTGAGGTTTACTCCAACAAGGGTATTCCTATTGATGTAGGTCTTAACTCTCAGTTGATGTTAATGGTAACCCCATACAACAGAGAGGCAGCACTACAGATTGCCGAGGCAGATGGAACTCCAGGCACAGCAGATAACTCAGTTAACTACTGGAAAGGGAGAAACGTTGACGTCTTGGTCAATCCTTACATTTCTTGGAGATTTGCTTATAAGATGGGTGAAACCACTTCTACAGACCGTGAGGCTTGGGATAAGAGATACTTCTTACTCGACCCTTACTATGCTAAGAAGGTATTGAAGTTCAAACAACTTCAGGACTTCGAAGTAAACGCATGGGAAGACGATGACACTGATGTATGGTTTGCAAAAGTCAGAGATGTCTTTGCAGTCGGAATCAGTGGTTGGTATGGCATCGCAGGTTCATTGGGCGATGGGACAACCTACACAGCATAACCAAGGCTTGTGACACCCTGGTGGGAGGTGTAAATCCCACCCCTTTAAGTTAAGTTGACCGAGTAGGTGAACCTCGGCTAAAAGAGATTAACTTTATTTTTTAATTCTAATGAGTATAAGAATAGGTGAGAAAGTCTATACGACTCACACTGGGGTAAATGCCAGTGACGGCTTTTCTATAAACGGCAAACAGATAATTGATAGTGAGGGCAACCTTATTGTTAAGAGTATTTCTGTTGGTTTAGGTGGAACTGCTATTGAGATAGTAAACTCAGCAGGGGCTATTTCTGTAGCCAAGGGAGCCACAGGTCCTAAAGGAGCTACAGGTCCTAAGGGAGCCACAGGTCCTAAAGGAGCTACAGGTCCTAAGGGGGCTACTGGTCCTACAGGTCCAACAGGTCCTAAAGGAAGTTAGTATAGACTTTTGACACAACCCTACAGGCACTGACCTCTGGGTTGTGCTGAGAAGTTTATTACAGGACATTGATGTCATGACAAGGTTATGTTAGTATAAGGTAATAATATATTACCAATACAGTATGGCAGACAAAAAATCCCCAACTATATGTGCTGCACTAATAGTCAAGAACGAGGAGGCAATGCTTGCTCGTTGTCTAGACTCTCTTAAGGGTGTAGACGAAATAGTAATAGCCGATACAGGCTCAAAAGATTCCACAGTAGAAATAGCGAGGAAATACACGGACAAGGTGTATACGGAGTATGAGTGGGAAGACTCCTTTGCAAAGGCTAGAAACTTTGTTAAGGGTAAAGTCCCTAAGGAGTATGACTGGATACTTAGCATAGATGCTGATGAGGTACTTAATGAGTCAGTAGAAGAGGTGAGAAAGGTTTTAGCAGGGGTAGGAGAGGAATATAGTAGGGTTTTAATAACGCTAATAGGAGAGAACTCTAATGACACTCATTACTTCCCAAGAATATTTAGGAATGATGAGGGGGTGCATTGGGGAGGGGACGCACATAATTATGTAGAAGACAGCAAGGGGAGAAAGCAGTTTAATGCTAAGGATATGATTTCCACAACTTATGGTTATTCTCCTGCACACCAATTAGACCCAGAGAGGACACTTAGGATTCTTAAGAAAGCAGTAAAGGAAGACCCTGAACTGGCAAGGGAAAGGTACTATTTAGCAAGGGAGTATTATTACAAAGGGGACTGGAAGAGGGCAATCAAGGAATACGACGAGTATATTAAAAGGAGTGGTTACCTAGCTGAGAGGAATGATGCTTATCTTATGAGGGCAAGGTGTCTTGCAGAATTGGGTAAGTATAACGAAGCCTGTGACAGTGCGTGGGAGGCGATTAAATACAACACACACTTCAAGGAAGCCATTGAGTTTATTGCAGACCATATGGACGAGGGGAATGCTAAAAGGTGGAGGGAGTTCGCCCAAGGTGCGACCAATCAAGGAGTATTGTTTGTAAGAGAGAAACAAGTGGAACAGGATTTTATAGTAGGACAAGACAATAGGTTGAGACCAGTAGGGGAAGACAGTATGCTCCCTATGGATTTGAATAAGGATGGATTGTTTTACTTTGAAAACTTACTGCAAAGAAAGGATAAAATAGATGTACTGGAATGGGGTACAGGCAAGGGAACAAAGTATTTCACAGAACTTTTGGACAATGCAGGGGTTGATTACACTTGGACTGGAATGGAGCATGACGAGAGGTGGTATGAGCAAGTCAAGCAGTGGTGTGGGAAAAACAAGAGGGTGAAGTTAGTCCTTGCTGATAAGGATAGTGAGGAATACCTAAAACCCAAGGGGAAGTTTGATTTGATTTATGTGGATGGGAGAAACAGAGTTAAGTGTTTGCAACACGCAAAGACAATACTTAAGCCAGATGGGGTGGTATTACTCCACGATGCACAAAGGACAAGGTATTCAGAGGGGTTCAGGGGCTATGATTGGAGGTATATTGGTACAGAAGACCCACTGCTTTGGCACGGGCAACTTACTCCAATGAATACAATGCCAGAGATTATTCACCAAATATGGATAGGGGAAAAAGAAAGACCTGAGAAGTGGATGAGAACTTGGAGAGAAATGAACCCTGAGTTTGAGTACAAGCTATGGACTGAAAAGGAAATAGATGACTTGAACCTGGACAATAGGCAATTGTACGATATGTATTACAAGAAGAAAGACTATGCAGGGTGTAGCGATATTGCAAGGGCACAGATATTAAGAGATTATGGTGGAGTGTATATTGACGCCGATATGAAATGCACGCAGACAATCAAGAATGCACCATTTATGTCATGGGATTTTATGACTATACGAGCAGAGGATGGAGATTTAAGACTGAATAATTCTCCCCTGGGCTGTATTAAGGGGCACGAGTATTTGGTGGAGCTTGTTAACAGGCAGGGGAAAGTAGAGGAGTTTTACCCTAGTTATGAGAAAGTGGGTCCAGGGTTATTGACCGAGGTCGTTGATGAGAATGACCATAGAATACTTCCTGCTTATTCATTCGCCCCAGTATTCCACAAGGGGTATGTGAATCAAGAAATAGGAATAAATTATGCAGAACATTACTGGTCTACTACACAGGAATTAAGACCAGACTTCAAGGGGACAAAGGACTATGGAGAGGGTGTTGACAAGTAAGGGACTAAGCCCTAAACTATAAGATATAAAATATAATGTATATATTATGAGAAAAATAATTAAGTTAATGGATTCTGTCACTTCAACAACCTCTTCGGGTTCGGTGGATATACTGGGTGCTAAAAGAGTAGTTTTGTTAGCTGACAGGTCTGTACATTCTTCTGGGAATGCAACCATTACTGCAAAGGTAGGGGTAGGAAAGACCCTCGTGGATTACAAGAAGTGGATAAGCAATGCTGTCAACTCCAATGTTCAGGGGTTAGCTAGGGTTGCTAGTTTAGTTCTTAGTTCTAAGACAGGGGACTTTGTAACAATGAGTCCTGAGGATTCTTTTGAGTTTATAAAGGTAACTGATACAGAGTCAGGGAGTGGGGCTACAAGTGTGTGGTTGATAGTGGATTACGAGGACGACATTAAATAGAGCGAAATTAAAATATGACAGAGTGGTTAAAGGTAAAAAACAATGCCAAGTCTGTATTGGATGCAAACTTAACCGACTCGGCAACAACTTGTAAGGTAAAGCATCCTGCAAACTTTCTTAATGAGGGGACTTTCCCTTGTACGATTTGGGAAGAGGGGTATAATTCCCCAGCCCAAGCACCAGCGTTTGAAATTGTTTATGTGACTGCAGTTAGTGGGAGTAATTTTATAATAGAGAGAGCAAAGGAAGGAACTACTGCATTGAACTTCGCCAAAGGTGCACATATTGCAAACTTATGGACACAGGAGAGTGTTAATCAGTTACACGATTATATAGAAGAACACGCTATTAAGGGAGACAAAGGTACAACTGGTGCTACTGGTGCTGATAGTTATGTACCAGGTCCTACGGGACCCAAAGGTGCAACTGGTGATAGGGGTCCTACTGGTAAGACAGGTGCAGACTCAATAATACCAGGACCCACTGGTCCTACTGGTCCTAAAGGTAAGACAGGTGCTAAAGGCTCTACAGGGGCTGATTCAACAGTACCTGGTCCTATTGGTCCTACAGGTCCCAGAGGTGCTACGGGGGCTAAAGGCTCAACGGGTGCTGACTCAATGGTACCTGGACCAAAAGGTGCAACAGGTCCTAAGGGAACTACTGGTAATAGAGGACCGACTGGAATACAGGGATTGAGAGGTCCAACAGGTATACAAGGAGCGAAAGGTAGTACAGGAGAAAAAGGTGATAAAGGTTCAACAGGAAGTGTAGGTCCTAGGGGCACGACTGGACCAAGGGGCAGTACAGGGAGTACAGGTCCACAAGGTGAGGATAGTGAAGTGCCTGGTCCTAGGGGTAAAACTGGTCCTACTGGTCCAAAAGGTAGTACAGGGGCTGATAGTATGGTTCCAGGTCCTACTGGTCCTAAGGGTTCTACTGGCTCTACTGGTCCTACAGGGTCTACTGGTTTGGATGGGGAGACTTATGATTGGAAAGGTGTGTGGACTACTTCAACAAGTTATGCATTTTACGACACCATCGAATACCAAGGGAATGGGTATGTGTGTGTAATAAGCCATACTTCAGGAGTGTTTGCAACTGATTTAAGTGCGGGTAAGTGGGAGTTATTTGTGGCAAGGGGAACAACAGGGCAACCTGGGGATATATATGCAACAACTTCGACCACAAGTATAAATCTAGGTACAATTACGGGTGATAATAACAATATTACAGTGGATAGTGGACTGGCATACAGTTCGGCACAGAGTATTATTATCGCCCATGATGCAACTCATTACATAGAAGCAACAGTTAATTCGTATTCAGGTACAACTCTTAATTACAAGGTAGTAAATGTAGTTGGTAGTGGTACTTATACGAGCTGGGCTGTTAATCTTGCAGGTGCAACTGGACCACAGGGAGAGCAAGGACCAACTGGTCCAAAAGGGGCAACTGGAACACAAGGTGTTAAAGGACCTACTGGTTCACAAGGACCGAAAGGCACAACTGGGGTACAAGGTCCAAAAGGTAGTACAGGGGAAACAGGTGCTAAGGGTCCTACAGGACCAACGGG